GTGTAAACGGTGGATTTATGCACCATATTTCAAAGTAGTGCTCAGCCGTTTCGGCGTAGTGTGTAAGTAAATCAGCCACCTATGCGGGAAATATCAAAGTTTGTGCGCGAGTTGCTTACAAATATATCATTTCCACGTAGCACAGTACGGCCACCGCCTAAGCCAGCGCCGCCTATCATTCCAGCTCCAGCTCCCACCATGCTAGGCACTGAGCTGCCCATATCTAAAAACTGGCCACCTACGCCGCCCATTGCTTTGTAAAGGCCGCTAAAGGTTTGGCCAAAGTTTAAGCCCTTAACGCCTGGTATTCCCAAAGCCATTAGCGCAATAGCTAAGGCAGCGGCTGCGGCTGCGGTTGCCATTATTTGCGCAACCATTTGTTTAAGGCCGTGTATAAACGTCTTAAAAAAGCTTTCACCGTTTACCAGGGCAGCATTAAAGCTTTCGCTAAGGATGCGGCCCATAGTACCGCCCAGCTCGTTAAATATAGCTTGTTGGCGGTTAATATCAACGTAAGCGGTATTAAGGTCATTTATTGAAGGTATGGCCTTTTTTACCTGAATTTGCATACCGGCCACGGAAGTACCTACCTCATTAAGACCTTTAGAAACCAAGTTAATAGTTTCAGTTTTGGGCATCATTCCCGCCACTGGATTGGTAAGCGCTTTAATCCGAGTTTCTAGCCTTTCAATTTCTAGCCTCAGCTCTTTAAAGCGTGCGGTTGTAACGTCTACCTCTTGGAATTCTTTTTGAAGTTCGGTAAGTTTCTCACGCAAGCCGCCCAAAGTAGTAATGCTTTTTTGCACTGGTCCACCTATGTTAAAGGTTTCCCAAACGCCGCGCATAGCGCTGCCCATATTAAGCGTTTCTCTTACTGCTTCCGCTGTGTTATCTTTTACTTTTTGCAGCACCTGCCCATACATTCCAAAGGTGCCGTTTGCAAGTTTGGCAGCCTCAGCTGTGTAATTCATTGCAGCGCCGCCGGTCATAATGGCGTTGCCTAGCGTCAAAAATCCGTTAGCAATAGGGCTAAGGGTTTGCCCTACGTTTGCCTTAAAGTTCTCCCAATTAGCAGTAAATTGTTTACTTTTAGTAGTGGCGTCGTCAATAGTGCCGCCCATTTTGCTCAGCTCTTCGCTTGCAATTTGGCCTACCGCTTTGGTTACCTCGGCAATACTAGCCGCCTCAGCGCTTACGCCGCCGAGCTTTTCGCGTAACTGTACAGCCGAAATACCTAAGTTGTCAAGGATTAGCGGGCTTTTACGGCCAATACCAGTAACAATTGATTGCGTTAAGTAGTCAACCTCTTGCCCGGTTTCCTTTGCTCGTTGCTGTGCGAAGGCAAATAAGTTGCCTAGCTCTTCAATCGGTATTCCAAAGTTTCCCGCCTGAATTGCTTGCTGCATAAGCTTCAGGTCTGAAACCATACCGCCGGTAGCTGCGCGCAGCTTTTCCATATCGGCAGCCTCGCCAAAGCGTTTAAAACCTTGTTCGGCAGCTGTAAGCTGGTCGCCGAGCTTTACAGCTTCCATCGTAAAATCAGCAATAACGCCAACCGCAAAAGCGGCGCCTAGCATATCGCCTATCTTACCTATTCCTTTGCTCCAGTCCTTTAGCTCGCGGTCAGCTTGCCGGATGCCGTTGCGGAACTCCTTTGTATCTAAGGTTAGCAGTAAACGCGAAATAATAGTATCAGCCATCTTTTGCTATCTTAAATAGTTTCTCAATTCCGGAGCTCCGTTTTTCATCTTCAAACCTTAGCAAATCGGTAGGCTGGAGGCCGCCCTTCTTTGCATTACCGCTAAAGTTAGCCACTATTGTAGCTAGCCACCTGGTGCGGGCCCAGGCATCTTTTTGCACTGCGTAGTAAGCCGTTAGCGTCGCTTCAATCTCCGCGCCCGTTAAACTGAGCGCGTCGGCTTTACTTAGCCCTATTCTCCCGATTAGGAGGCCCAGTAAAGTTACTGGACCTCCTTCGGGGAAAAAGGGGCGTTTAAAAGCGCCGGGAGGGCCTCTACGGAATTAGCGCTCAATTCGTCAATAAACTGGTCAAGCGTCGGCTTTTCTTCAGTGTTCCAAAAGCGCTGGCAATAAACCAGCACTATGGTGTCCCTTAATCCTAAACCGTCACCGACCTCAGCCATACGCTTGCCAGTTAACTCTTCAAATAGTAACGCTGCCCCCAGCGCGAATTTTTGCCCCTTTTCCATTTTTATGCGTTTGTAGTTTTAGTGAACGCAGTTGCGCCTTGCAATTGGAAGGTAAATGTACCATTGTCTTTATCGGGCTGTGAGCTAGAAAAAGACGTAAATACAGCCTGCCCGCTTAAGCTACTTTCACCAACGGTAGGGGTTACTGAGCCAGCGGCGCAAGGAGTTAATTTAACAGTTACCAAAGTGCCTACCAAGTCGTACAATTCGTCAGGGTTCCACTTTGTAGCGTCGTCATCGCCAAAGATTGCAGTACCTGAAGCGGTCCATGATTTTGCACTAGCAACGAAGGTGCGCCAAATGGCGGCGTCTTTGCTGGTGGTTTCGCGGGTATCGCTGGTAATATCAAAAGAACACTCTGTTTCATTGGCTAAGCCTTTGAAAGTGGTGCCGTCGGTGCTCAAAAGCAACCGGAACTCAGTACCGGAATTTGTTGCCATTAGTAGGTAGTTTTAATTGTGAAGGTGAAGTCAGCTATCAAAAGGACGTTTTCAGCGTCTTGATTGTAAAGGGTTTGGGCGTTTGTCATCCACGCGGAAAGGTACGCAGCATTTCCGTTGGCCGCAAGGTACGTGCGTATAGTTTGTAGTGTGGTTTGCGCGTTGTCAGCGCTGGCCTGGTATATGTACAGTTCAGCGTTTACGTTCTGCATTCGGTAGCCGTCTTTGGTTTCGGTTACCTCCAGGCTGTCCATTTGTAGTACTATATGGTCTGCTGTGCTGCCCTGGGGGGAAGCCATAGCGTAAACCGGTAGCGCCTGTGCAGCGATTAAAGCGTCGCGTATAACTTTAAGGTAGTTCATTTTAGAGCGTTCCTAAGTTGTTGCTGCCACTTGCTTTTACCTACGCGGTCTATGCGGGCGCGCGTTGAAGCGCCCAGCGCATCCCAGGCCTGGCCCATATAATCCTTAGCCTGGTATCCCTTATTGGTGCCAGTTGCACGGCGTCCGTACAGTTGCATAAAGGGGTAGCTTTGCGCGTCGCCCTTAGCCTTTGTAACGCGCGTAGGGCCTATCCAAACGCCTATTTCGTCACGCCACGCCTTAACCCTTGCGCGGGTAATTTTAATAGCTTTAAAAAGCTGATTAGTGCCTGGCTTGCTTACATCCTCGTAAGCCGCAGCACGCGCTGAATTTCGCAGCGGTGTGGCTTCCTGGCGCAAAGCACCGTACAGCTCCTGGAGGCGTAGCTTTTCCGGTGCGTTCTGGAGCTTTTTGCGCAGCTCATCAAGGCCAACAATTCCCTTTTGTTTAGGCATTGTCCTTGAGTTTACACTTGATAAGGGTATAGCGCTTGCGGCCTTCCGGCAGCGCGCTTATTACCTCATAGCGCTGGCTAGCAAAGTCTAGCTCCCAGCTGCCGAGCACGTCGGTGCGGTATCGCACGCGCCACGTTATTACGGCACTGCTTTGCATCTGATCGCTTACAAAAGCTTCGGTACCTGCTCCCTCGTTTATTACTAGCATAGCATAGCAAGTGCCAGCGCTAGCAAAGCTGCGCAGCACCTGCCCGCTGTTATTTGTAGTAACGGTGGGGCTGTAAAGAGTTATACGGCGGTCTAGGGTCAAAGCGTGTTTTTGTAACGGAAAAGAACCCGGTCAAAAAAGCGCGGAGTAGGTTGCGGCAAATCATCGCCATAGTCAAACCCGTACTTTACGCGCTGGTAAATTGCGTGCATTACGTCTTTGGGGCTGCTAGTGTTCCAGCCAGCGGCGTAAACAATTTCCAATTTATCGCCCTCCACGGAAGGCGTAAGGTACCCGTTTAAAAGCGTGTACTCAGTGTCGGCCACGCCGTCCACTTTCACGTATGTAACCGCACCAATGGGCCAAAAGGGTAGAGTCATTGACTCTACCCAATTGGTAACCACGGTAACAGTTGCGACTCCCACCACTACCTGGGCGTAGCTTAAAGCTTCGTCACAGGCTGCACTGTATAGGAAAGTTAGCAAACTGTCGTCTGCGCTTCCGTCTACTCTGCAAAAAGCCTTTACCTCAGTGAGGTTAATGGCTGCGGGTGTAAAGTCAATTGTAGTCATTAGATTGTAACGTCGTCAGCAATTACAAAGCTCTTAGGACGCAAAATAGCGATGTCCATAAAGCGCTCCACGTAGATACGTACAGTTGAACTCAGCATTTCGGTGTAAGGGTCAATAAGCAAAGTTGCACCGCCCCAAAATCCGATTTGTACGTCCTCAAAGTTACCGAAAAGGATGCCGTAAGTGTCAGGCGTTCCGGTGGTCTTTTTGCTCAAAGTCGTAGAGTAGATATTGTAACCGTTTGCAGTTTGGACGGGGTCCAACATACCCTCCACCAGGAAGCGCCCGCTACCAGCGTCTACTTTTGTCTTTTTCAATTTAGCCACTACGTTAGGATGCGTAACGTAACCCAGGCGTCCACCCAAAGCGTCGTTAGCTGCCAACAAAGCCTCCATGTCTACCAAATCATCGTAAGTCAAAGCGCCGAGCGCCAAGTCCTGAGCCGTACCGTTCAAAGCGGTGTAAATACCAGTAGGCTGGTTAGATGCTCCGGTGCCGGTCAAAACTGCCTTTTCTAAGCCTTTGTTAAAGCTTTGGTTTAATTGGTTAATCATGCGCGCCTGGATGCCCTGGCTGTATTCCTGAGCCAAAAGCTGGTTAGATACGGCGGCTGCAATCACTGAACGCTTTGGCGTCATAGTGATAGTGCTGAACGTCAAGTCCTGAGCGGAAGCGGCACCGGTTTCAGTGTTCCAGTTGAGCGTGTAGTCAGAATCCTGAACGGGAAACTGTACGTTTCCAGTCAAGCCCTCAGCTACTGAGCACAAAGAAAGCATTGGGGTATTGGGGTACAAAAAGTCCACGTACTTACCTGGGTCCGTGTAAACCAAATCACCGCCCAAGTTGCCACCAGTTCCACCAGTAACGGTGTTGGTACGCAATTCGCGGTTTAAAAACTCAGGCATGTGGATTGCCGGCTGGCCTTCACCGCGGTGCTCTACGCCCAGCTTATTGCGCTCGGCAATACCTTCCTGGTTCATTTCCGCTTCAATACCGGTCAATTTGCCGTTGCGAGCTTCGCGGATGGCCTTTACGATATTGAAAGAGCGGATGTCTTTCTTTTGTGAAGCGGAGAAACCTCCAGCAAAAGCTGAGGCGTCTACTCCAGCTGCCGAATTTTCGGCAGGGTCTTGGATGTTTTCCATTTTATTAGGGGTTAAATTAATTTCATTTTCTATCACCTGTGCCGCGCGGGCGCTCTCCAGGCTTCGCATCGCCACGGCAGTGGATGGGTTCGCACCGCGCGGGGTCAGGCTTATGTCGTAAATTTCAGCTACTTTACTAATAACACGCGTGGGCTTTTCGCCTTTCACGTTTTCCCAGCGTTCCTCAGCGACCGTAAAGGCCCAGCTTGCCTGGTCTAAATCGCCACGCTCTACTAAGGTGCGGGCTTCCTTGCCAGTGGAGGTTTCGGGTGCGGTAAACTCAAAGTACAGCCCCTGGTCATCCGCTCGCAGCTCTAGAGTGCCCTTGCCCTTATTGCGGCGTGCCAGGACGTAGTCATAGTTATGGTTCAGCAAAGCGTGGATGTCGTAGGCGTCTACCTCGGCAAACGCGCTGCGCTCTATGCGCTCGTTAAAAGCGCCCATGTCGTAAGCTTCATAGTTGGCCGCATAGCCAAAAATAAGCCCTTCCTGAGCCCCGCCGTTAAGCGGTAGCGTCCGGACTTCCCTCTTCTCGGTTGATTGTTCCATTTTGTATGTCGCCAGTTACGCTCATATGAGCGGGTTTGTTAAATTCGTCGCCGCCTTCAATAGGCGCCATGCCTTCGCTTTTGCGGATTTCGTTTGCGCTAATTGCGCCGATATTCCAGTAACTTACGTTTCGCTGAACCTGGGCCATCATGTCGCCGCGCATAAGGCTTTTAAGGTCAAGTTCAAACTCCAGCGCTCCGGTTACTAGTTTAT